CTCCAGCTCCGACTCCAGCTCCACCACCACCTCCGCCATCACTAACATCCGAACCCGAACTCGAGTCAATATCACATACTATGTTCATACCAGAATCATTTAGAGAACCGACTTCAACGTTTTGAACACATACGTTTACAGAACTATTACACCTTAAATCGTGACCAGGTGGTAAATATTTTCCGGCCCCGGAACAAACACCCCCGAAACACTTTTCTAGACCACTCCAAACCTGTTTTTGTCCATCAGGTGTTCCAGCGACGAGTTTATCAAATTTATTCCTTTTTTCAGTGCATCCAGCGGCATTGGAATTGCTTTTACACACATCGTTCATAACGTTGTAACAGGAGCAAAACGAATCAGAGGGATTTGCTGCGCAGTGTGCGGCAGCGAATCGTTGGTAATCTCCCTCATTTAAGTTTTTACAATTTTGATAACTGATTATTTTACCAGGTCTCGCACAATAGTCCTTTAATACATCACCATAAACACCGTGTGTAGCGTTACCCCCGAGAACATCTTGAGTACATACAGAGGTTTGATTTACGAAATTTTCATCTTTTAAACAATAATCTTTGGCTATATTCTGTCCTTCTACTTTTTCGGCGCATATCATTCCCTCATCGGGTAATTGAAAAGCTAAATTATTTGTCCATCTACAAACTCTCCCTGTCATATCACCGTATGCGATGTCATCGACACTCTCATCACGCTTCAAACGTCCCATTTTATTGGCACTCAGGGCGTGCTTACAATTATGCTCTGCGCCTGTATGAGGATTTGATGAGGCATGCCACATTATATCGTGGGTATCCGCAAACACTCCTGTTTCAACATTACCACTCTGTGGGCATGACGGGGGAGGAGGGGGAGGACTACCACCACCACCACCCATACTTAATCTTATTTAAGATTTTTATTTTATAGTTCATTTATGATTTGAATAATTTCTTCTTTCTTGTTATCTTGAGCCAGTAACACAACTCGTTCAAATTTAGAATCGTCACCTGATATGTCTACAATCTGTTGAGCTAACACGAACTTGACTGGTTTTATGTCGTCTCTCGAATTAATATATTCCATGACCGTCTTTTCCTGTGCCCAATGTGTCACGGATGCCAAATGTTCGGTTTGAGCATGACCCCTGACGAGTAAACCTATGACGACTAGAATGACCACTATATATAGGGCCACTTCTAATCGTAACCATGAATTTGGTTTCATTTGAAATAGTATAACATTTTTTTTTCTCAGGTCATATTAAACCATGGGTGGAGGCGGTTCAACTACCCAGAATATAGAACAAACCTTTAATTTTTCAGCAATCAGTGAAAATGTTACGAACATTGTCACTAATAATACCCAAGAAACTGGTGCGAGTGGTGCTAACATTCAGGGTATGAAAGTAAACTTCGGAGAAATCATAGGTTGTGATGTTAATCTAAGTCAAAGAATTACGTCGTCAACCATGGCTTCTTCAGAATTTTCGGTTGAAGAGATAGCCGAGTTACAAACTTCAATCACGAATGACATGCAAGCTGCCGCTACTGCTGCACTGGAGAAAAATTCACAAATGGGTAGTGAATTGGGTGCACTCATGAGCGGGGATATGAACCAAGATATTAAGACGGCAATCGATATGGAAATTAAAAATCTCGTAACGAATAATATCACTACGAATAACCTAACGAGTACCGTTTCTGAACAGGTGAATATTCAGGATGGTGAACTAAATGTAAAACGGTACGATTGCACTGTTGGAAGCGCATCTCTCGATTTCAGTCAAGATGTCGTTTCCGAGGTGAAGGCGGAATCTGTTATGTCTACGTTAAAAGAGGCCATCGCCAACAACAAGGTGCTTAACAAAATGGCCGCTTCCGCCGATTCCACGGCTACACAAAAGCAGGGAGGTATTGCCGAAGTTATGGATTCCGTCTTCGGTGGTATCGCCGATGTCATCGGTACTTCCCAACAGGGTGCCATGGCCGGGTCGGCTGCGTCGGTATGTATCTGCTGTGTGCTCGTGATTGGTATGGTCATGATGTTCATGTCCCCCGCCGGTCAAAACATGGGTAGGACTGCCATGAAGAAGTTTTAAAAACCGTTTGTTATAATCGCATCAACATTATACTTATACATATATTCCAACTCTTTGTCATCTTTATGTGTATACGTATAAACTCGTATGTCTTTCATTTTACAGTACGATATGAAATCATGGTCTAAACATGTCCAGTGAAGAACAACGGCTTTTAGACCCCTAGTTATCGAATCATATTCCCAATGATTAAATGTAGTCTCGAACGTCGACCCTTTTTGAAACATTTCTGGAAGATTGTAAATGAGTTTTCTATTGAAACTGCAAAATATAACATTACGTGTCGAACGATTTTCGTAAAACTTTTCGAGTGCCTGTGTGATTTGAAAGTTATTACCTTTTATGTCGAGAAGAAGAAGTGTATCTTTTATTTCTGGAATTTGTTCGTATATGTCTTCGAGTGAACACACACCCATCTGTCTCAATTCATCTAGGTTCAAATCACAAATGAAATGATTTCCGACATATACATCATGAAACAAAACAATATCACCTGAACCACAAAGTTGTATATCTATCTCCACCCCATCGTACTCCCTATGCACAGCTTCTCGTATAGCTTCGATACTATTATCGATGTGCATAAGGGAATACCCCCTATGGGCGATACACTTCATTAACTTAAAGAGATATTAAACTTTTAAGTTAATGATTCTCAGTATAGATGTGGGCATAAGGAACTTGGCGATGTGTCTCCTAGATGAAAAGAGTGGAAATCTCGTAAGAGAATGGGATGTAGATGGAATCCCACCGCAACATGCAGACGGTGTGTATGTTGCCATGCGTGACCACCTCGATGCACGACCATGGGTACTCAAAGCAGACACTATTCTCATCGAGAAGCAACCCGAACGTAATAAGAAAATGGTGAGTGTCATGCACTTTCTTTATGCATACTTTATCATAAAATCACCCAAAGCTGAGACTATCTTATACGATGCGAGACATAAGATTCCAGATGTAGCTGGTCCAGGTAAGGCACAGTACAATAAAAGGAAGAAAGTCTCTATCGAGAGGTGTGAAGCCTTTATCCGTAATGGACCCACCAATGCACATTGGTTACCCATATTTGAGAAATCAAAGAAAAAGGACGACTTGGCGGACACCGTAATGCAAGCTTTATCTTTTGTAAATAGAGTTGAAATCACACCAGCCTCTAAAAAGAAAAAGTCAACTAAATTAGTCGCTCGAAAACCAAATGAAAATCAAAAAGCAACTAAATATTCAAAATCAAATCTCGCATGGATTTATTTAAATAAACCAGAATGTGAATGTTTGGAAAATAATAAAAGATTTATGAAAGACCTCAAAAGATACTATCGAAATCTTGATGACTTGATTAAAGAAATAAACGGATAGATTTGTATAATGGAGAAAGTTTTGGATCATGGGTTCGTTGAACTCGTAGAGCACATGCCTCAAGAGAATCTGGATAAGGCTATCGTAGATGGTGCACGTGTCAGTTACCAAACGGGTACAAAGACGACACGTGGCGACCGTGGTCTTATCCGTTATCTTCTTCGTCACGCACACACCAGCCCCTTCGAGTTGGTTACCTTCAAGTTTCGTATCAAGGCACCTATTTATATCGCACGTCAGTGGCTTCGACATAGGACTGCATCCGTGAATGAAATGTCCGCTCGATACTCTATCGTCGATGAAGAGTATTACGTACCAGAGTTTTATAGAGGTCAATCCGAAGTAAATCACCAAGGTTCCGAGGGTGTCATTGAACTTGGTGATGAGATGCTCGATGTTATCTCTACTCAACAACAGAATGCATTCAAGTTGTACCAGAACTTACTCGAGAAGGGTGTGTGTAGGGAACAGGCACGGGGTGTTCTTCCCCAATCGACCTATACTTCCTTCGTGTGGAAGATGGATCTCCATAACCTCATGCACTTTTTGAGGTTGAGAATGGACCACCACGCCCAAAAAGAGATTCGAGACTACGCGAACGCCATCTTCAATCTCGTGAAACCCCTTGTACCTATGACTATGGAAGCATTCATGGATTTTAGAGTAAACGCTATGCAACTCACCGGACCTGAAATTGAAGCGATTGCGAATGGTACGCCAATCGATTCACCAGGGGAACGGAGAGAGTTCGAGGAGAAATTAAAAAGGTTAAAAATTAAATGTTCTTAAATTACAACAACAAACATGTTCGCTATTACAACTAATACAGTTTATGCATTCACAGACAAGTTCAAGAAGGTTGGTAAAAGGGTACAAAAGCAGAGGAAGGGTGAGGTAGAGAAGATTAAGGACCGTATCAAGGACATCGCTCGTGATGAGGAGAAGCGTGCCAAGGATATTTTTAAGCAACATCAGGATATCTTCAAGCCCGATACCAAGAAGAAGGGGCGTTCTGCCAAGTCTACTTCTATCGACCTTTTCGAAAAGTAAACCATAATGTACACGCCACAAAAATCATAGCCAAGGGTGTGTCACCCAATTGCTGAGCCAAAAGAGCGCACACCACACTGTATTGCACAACCTGTATATCCTGTCTTGTTTTGCTTATTGAGCGTTTCATGGCTGCTCTGGATTTCTCCAAACCCAGAACAGACGTATTTATTTTACCAATGGTTGATGGTATAGAAGTTGTAGTCATGAGTATTTCACCAATATCAATAGACTCCATAAATTGTTGTTGAATCATGGGTTCCAGATATGTAAAATAATTGAATTCCGGGTCCAGTTGAAGACATATTCCCTCTATGAGAGAGAACGACTTTGCAAGATACACGAAACTAGTGGGTACCACAAATGGCTTCTCCATCGCTAGTTCAACAGCTAATTCGTCGTTCATAATTGCACCACCATCTAGGGTCTCCAAGTACCCCAGAATATTCTCGAAAAACAGCTCGATATCGGATACATCCGAAGACGTTGGTACTATAACACCCAATCTAATGAGAATATTTACAATACCTTTTGTGTCTCTATTTATGATACACAAAAACAAATCCTTGAATCCTTCGGTTAGTTCGTCGCTAAGGTCTATGATTAATCCAAAATCGTAAAAAACCAATTTACCATTTTTTGAAACTCCGAGATTTCCGGGATGTGGGTCTGCATGAAAAAGACCAGCATCCATGGTCTGAATTACATATGAATTAACAAGAGCCTCACATACCTTTTTCTTGTTAATCTTCTTGTTTTTCACTTCAGTGATTTTCTCCGTTGGTACATATTCCATAACAATCATCTCATCGGTGCAGTATCTCTTATACACACGAGGAATTTTGACCCAATCAACACCTTTCATCGCCTTCTTAAACTTGATTGCATTTTCCACCTCTTGTAAATAGTCGGCTTCTCCAAGTAAATATTCAATCGAGTCATTAAGGACAAAATCCGAACTATTCCCCGTGTCAATACCAATTGTCTGAAAAAACTTCAAAATCTTTCTCACCGTATTCGTATCAGATTCCATAGTTTCGTAAATACCCGGTCGTTTTAATTTTACAACAACATGCTTACCATTTTTTAATACAGCTCTATGCACCTGTCCAATACTCGCAGATCTAAAAGGAGTCTCTTCAAAACTTTTAAAGATATCCATGTTCAACTTATCCTTTACTAAATTATAGTCAAAGGCAGGAACATTGTCTTGAAGAGATTCCAATTCTCTGATAAACTCTGGGGGGTACAAGTCTCCACGGGTCGAAGCTATCTGTCCTAATTTTACAAATGTGGGTCCAAGTTCGAGCAATTCACCCTTTGTCCATCTACCGAGTTCTGCTTTGTCTTCTGTAAATTTTTCCTTCCAAACGTAGTTGGCGGCAAACTTCCATGTCTTTAATTTTTGGTTGGATACAAGTTTGACATGTGGCGGCCTCACATTGGCTTGGCTGAATATAGACAGCATATCCTACATTAAGAGTATACTTTTTTCTATAAGTATAAATTTTTCTTAGGTTTCAGAAAGATATTTTGTTAGTTAACTATAGAATGAAGATTCACATCATAGGTGCCGGCCCGACCGGTATGTCACTCGCATGGGAGATTCTCAGGTCGGGTGAACATGATGTAACCATATACGACAGGAAATTGTCAGCGGGTGGGTCATGGTGGGAACCAAGTGTTGAGTTCAGAGACCTTCACGCCCATAGGATTGTATTCGACAAGGCTTTCATAAATACCAGAAGTTTGTTCGACGAAATGGGTATAGAATGGGATCGAATATTTCAACAAGTTTCTAAAAATGAACAGTTCAAATTTTTTTTCAAATCTTTAAGTTTTAAAGATTATGGAACTCTTATAAGTCTTTTTTCTAGGGTTCTTACTCAACCAGAAAAATATAAAAGTATTTCACTAAAAGATGCCGTTGGGGTATTGAGTGAAAAGGGGCAAAAATGTATTGAACATTTCCCACTTATCATGGACGGAGTGACGTGGAGTGTAATGTCGGCATATGAATTTGTTAAAAATTTGGACCACACGGCATTATCTGGAATGTTTACACAAAGAGAATCTGGTAAGGTGATGTGTGATGCCATGGAGGAAGCACTCATAAATGCCGGAGCCAACTTCATTTTTGGTGCGGAGCTGAAAAGTATCGATTACGGTGATGATAATTATATCGCCACCTTCGCCGATGAAACTATACTAAATGATGGTATGCTATTTTTGTGTATAGACAATAGCCCCGCTCTTAAATTATTGGGAGATAACTGGGGTCCCGACGCTGAAAAGAAGGTAAGAGAAAGTACCTATGGTGCTATTAACGTCATCATCGAGTATGCCGAACCTGTCGAACTCAAAACTGATATAGAGATTGTTAGTCAAACGAGGTGGAGGTTACAACCCAAAGTTTTATCCGATGGGAAGACAATTTCATGTGTCATATGCGATATCGGAGAAGAAATTATGAATTCAAATCCAGATGTTCTGAAACAAGAAATCCTGAACCAACTCGGATTACCCGAACCTGACGACATACGCGTTGCGTGGGGTGCAGATTGGGAAGATAATAAGTGGACCTTTTCTCAGTCCTCGGGTGTCCTCAGCCTTCACGGACAACTCCCTTTCTTTGGAAAGTGCTCCAAGGTTGCTATGTGTGGTATGATGTCTCCACGTCATACACCATACTCTAGTATAGAAGCGGGTGTTGAGGTATCCAGACACTTAAGTCATAGATGTTTTGGTACTCGTCAACCTCTAAAGCCTCTACTTCTTTCGCAACTAATTCTATTCATAGTAGTATTACTTATAGTTTTAGTTCTTTTGTACCGTAACAGAAAACAATGAAGTGTGTTGTTAAAGTTCATACACCGATGTACGAATTCAACAATAAAAAGTATATCCGTTTTATAATTCCTTCGAAAGTTTCAGAAATTATAGAACGAATGCACGATAAACGTTGGAACCTTCTCACGAATCCAAACATAGATGACCCCCTCGACGGTAAGATTTTAACTGTCAAAGTACCGTTTAGATACCGAAGAGTCATGTGTAAGGTTGAAGGACGACCTATTCAATCCCTAAAAAGAGATGACGAAACAGAGGTTGAACTTGATTTTAAGGGTATATGGAACGTGGGTAATCACTCGGGTTTTTCATGGGTATTAACTTCCTCGTCCTCTGGGATGGAATCTAATTCGTCAATTGTCTGAGTAGGGTCATTCGGAAGTTCGATAGTCTTTACACCACCCTTCTTGAGATTAACAAACGTCTGCAAAACACCTTGTAAACGATAGAGTTCTTGAGTCAGGGCTTCTATGTTCGCATTGACTTGTTTAATATTTTCGTCGATATCCAAAGTAGGCATTTTACTCATTTAAAGTTTGTCACCTTTAACTAAGTAAATTGATGACGGTTCTAACAAGAACGGGATACTTGATAAATGCGGGACCAATACAGGAAATTAAAAAAGAACTTACCGTAAGACCCATAGTAAATGGTGATTTCGGATTTCCTCCACCGCCTTTTAAGGTTTTTAAATCAACTAAGACAGGAGTGTGCGTTCCAAGATTCTACGGAACTTCTAAACTTGGAGAACCATCCGAAGACCGCCGTCCAGAACCTACCAAGACCAGAAATTCGTTTGTCGGACAGCTCCGAGATGCCACCCACCAAAACGAAGCCTTTGATGCTGCTATCAAGGCGGGTCATGGAGTTCTTTCGTTGCCATGCGGGTATGGCAAGACCACCGTATCCTTGGCGATAGCTTCTAAATTGGGGTATAGAACAATGATAATCGTACACAAGCAATTTTTAGCCGACCAATGGAGAGAACGCATTCAACAATTTTGCCCGGGAGCAACTATAGGTATTGTTCAACAAGATAAGAAGGAAGTGAATTGTGATTTTGTCATCGCCATGCTTCAGTCATTGTCTCTCAAAGAATATTCATTTTCGGATTTTGAAAGTATAGGAACAGTCATCGTAGATGAAGCGCATCATATATGCGCTAAGGTTTTCAGTCAGTCTCTATTTAAACTTTGTCCTCGACACATATATGGACTCTCGGCCACACCAGAACGAAAGGATGGACTCACAAAGGTGCTTCATTGGTTCATGGGTCCAACCTTTTTCGCTGTAGAACGAAAAAATCAGGAACAGGTGGAAGTATTCCCAATCACATACGAATCCCCCAATTATAAAAATCCACCACCTTCCATGAGAAATGGGAAGATATCGATGCCAAATATGATTACTGATGTAGTTGAAGACCGTCAACGTAATAAGATGCTTGTAGAACTCGTCAAAAAAGCTTCAGCTGGGTCGAGACAGCTTCTCGTTCTCAGTGACCGTAGACACCACTGTGAGTTTCTTCATCAGTGCTTCCCCAAAACGTCGGGACTGTATATGGGTGGAATGAAAGAAGCTGAACTTCAAGCATCATCTAAAAAGAAAATCATATTTGCGACGTTTAGCCAAGCTCATGAAGGTCTTGACATACCCACACTCGATACAGTTATTCTAGCATCACCTAAATCTGATATTACGCAGAGTATTGGTCGTATTATGAGAGAAACAAAAGGAAAGAAGAATAATCCACATATCTATGATTTACACGACCCTTGGTCTATATTTACCGCCATGTATTACAAACGCCTGAAGGTGTACAGACAAGGTGGATTTAAGATACATGGTAAACACGTTGAGGAGAATAAAAGTGAGTTCCCTCAGGGAAAGTGTCTGTTTTTATAATCTAAACATCTATTAAATGTCTGGTGCATTAATACAGTTGGTGTCTAAAGGGATCCAAGATGTGTATCTCTCGAGTGACGAGGGACACTCTTTCTTTCGTATGAAATTTACGAGACATACAAATTTTTCCCAAGCTCCCAAGTTCATCAAGACTATCGACACAAACGATACGTCTATCACTATCCCCGTATTGGGTGATATTGTAAATGGTCTTTGGTTTGAGTCTACGGAAACAAGTAACGCTAATATAGCGTCCAATTTGTTTCACAATTCGACTCTGGATCTCTATATAGGTGGTCAAAAGGTTGACTCACAACATTACGATTATTTCGCGGAGATATGGCCTAACTATCTCGCTGATACGTACAACAAGTCTCAGGAACTTAATAACAAGGCGTCGACTTCTAACCAGACGTTCTTACCACTTCACTTTTTCTTTTGTGACCACAAGGCTTTCTTACCACTCATAGCCATACAACATCATCAAGTGGAAATCAAAATCACATTTGACCAAACGGCTATTTCTAATTCTCAAGAAAATGAAAGGAAGGCCAATTTCTATGGCAATTACGTGTATCTAGATAAAGAGGAACGAGAATCTCTATTGAATCGAACACTGGATTTCGTCGTGACGCAGACACAACGTATGGAGTTTCCTCTAGAGAGTGTAACCGACAATACTACACAATCCGGTGGTTACAACAAACTGGATATTTCTACATTTAATCATCCAGTTAAGTCTCTCTTTTTTGGATATGGAACTTCGAATGCCAATTTTGCCGGTGACCGCTTCTCGTTCAAAAATGCCGACATTTTCGTGAATGGTACTTCTTTTATAGAAAATATGACTCCAACATATTTCCATACAGTACAAAATTATTACAAATCAAATTTCGGACAGACAGAATTTGACATAGACAGTCACACGGGTGTATACACTCGATACTTTGTGTATCACTTCTGTCTAAATGCATCTGATTATAATCCATCTGGTTCTTGTAACTTTAGTCGGTTAGATGATGCAAAAATTATACTCAGGGGTGTAGAGAAGGGGGAGTTACGCCCAACTGATCAGAGTGTGTTTGTATATGTCGTAAATTACAACGTGTTACGACTCAAGGACGGATTAGCCGGAATTTTATTCGGCAACTAATGTATAAATGGGTAAGCTTGTGAGAGCTGGTCAAATTTTTGTAACCAGTCTAGATGCAACACCCAGAGAGACCGATGTCTTGACGGGTCTTGCGAGTATTGACGCTGGTGAAATTACAGCGGACGAAATTCAAGTGGCGAATTTGAAGATTACTGGTGAGTTGACATCTACCTCCGATACAACTCAATTTGCGGGTACTACAAATGTAAATCGTCTTACGGCTACGCAGGTGGGTATAGGAACGGATAATCCCATCAATGATCTTCAAATTGGTACAAATGATTTAATAGTAAACAGAACTGTTCAAAATCTTGTAACCGTACGTGGTAATGTAGCCAGTACAAATTTGTTTGCTACGAACACATTCAAAACAACGAATGATAAGTTTTCGGTTGAAGCTGGTAATTCTAATGTATTGACGGTTACCGGAAATGCAGTATCTACAAATGTTACCATAAATAAACATCTTCATGTCGGAACCGATATCGCGGAGGGTACAGATGCTAATGTCGCTGTTTTCGAAAATGGTAATGTTGTTGTTCGTGACGGTTTTTTACGGGTATTTGGAAATGTTGATATCAGTGGTAATTTAGCTATTACCGAAATTCCATCATACACGAGTGTTGACAACTTAGTCGTTTCAAATGCCGTCATACAAATGGGCAAGGGTAACAACGGGACATATGATATGGCTGTACTCATGAGGGATGGTGCTACAGATACTGGTAATGTATTTTTGGGTTATACTCACGCGGACGACAGATTCAAACTTTCTAGAACATATGGTACCCCCGAAGATGCAAACTTTACCATGGATAGTGCAAACACCGTGAATCTTCACGTACTTGGTGACATTTACACACAAAACAATGTGGGTATAGCAAACACCTCGCCAGCGTTTTCTCTTTCTGTGGGGTCTAACGTATATATAAACGATGTAGCGCCATCTTCGGCCAATGTTTTGCATGCGAATGGTTTTGGTTTCTTTGAAGGTTTACGAATTGGTGATGATGGTTTAACAGTAGGTAGCCTTATCACACTTGATGCGGATGCGGCTATACCCATGGTCGTTTCGTCCAAGATTCAATCTCATGGTCTTCAAACGACGGGTGCTGACCCATCAGGTATTGCGAATACTAATTCGACCGATACCCTTTCGATAGGTAACAAAGTTATTATAAACACAGAGGCTGCTAATATTATTACCGTGATAGGTAATACAGCTACTGGTCGTCTCATTACAGAGTCTATTCGTGTACAGGATTTCATCGAAGTAGAGGGTGAATCTGGTATTTCTTCGGCCGCGAATGTTATTATTCACGGTGATTTAACGGGTGAGGATTCCACATCGAATACGGTAAGTATTCGCGCGGGTCCATTAACCGCAAATATTAGTGCTCTCGAGATTAATGGCGCGAAAGAAACACCCAGTCATCAGTCGGTCGTCATAAAGACAAAGAATACCGAACGTTTACGAGTCGTATCTGGTGGTAATATTGGTTTATCCAATACTGAACCAAGCGAACTTTTGACTCTCGGTGGTAATCTTAAATTAAACGAAAGTAATGCGGCTATATTAGGTAGTGATACAAACTATTTGAAAGCTTTTACGGACATTAACGGTAATCAAACGAGAATTGAAAACCGTGTAGGAAGTGGAAAAGGTCTCAGTTTTTACGCGAGTACAACCGGTTCTATGGGAACACCAAAATTAACCATATTAGAGTCGAGCAATGTGGGTGTAAATACAATAAACCCACAAGGTCTTTTACATACGAATGGTGGAACCGTATTTATTAATAACCAAGTCGCTAATAGAGGAACTACGAGTCATCTTGATACACCGTTGGTTGTTTCAAACACAACCGCGATTGTAGGTACTTCGGATTTTAAGAATGTTCTCCAATTGGCCCGAGAAGGTGGTACGAGCGGTCAACACGGTGTGAGGAGTATATTTAAGATGGGAAAACATCAAACAACCTCCGGAACATCCCGCTCTCAATTGAATTTATCGTTAGCGAGTGATGATTACGATACAGAGAGTCATGTGATGACGTGGCGAAGTAATAAGCGAGTTGGTTTAGGCACTACTACACCCACAGCTCATTTAGAGATTTTGACTACAGGTATAGGAAATTTCAACACAAATGGCTTACTTGTTCATAATATTGAAGGTACTCCGGGTGATGCGATTATGGCTGCGAGAACGAGTAGTCTCAATTCAAATGCTTTCGCTTCCTTTGTACAAACTGACGGAAACTCGACGTCGGCTATCGACGGTGCTCAGGGTTATTCTGTGGGTGTAACGGGTGGTTCGGCGGCTGATTTTAGAATCACAAGAAATCCTAACGTGATTAACGAGTCTTCGACATGTAGACTTTTTATTAGTGGTTCCACAGGTAATACGGGGGTAGGCACCGATGTACCTCGTGACCGTTTGGAAGTCAGTGGTAATGTCATTATAGGTAATAAATTATCATTTGGTGGTTTAACTTCCGATGAATTTGGTAATACCTTTATACAAGAACAGTATTATGATGCAGCAGCTGGTAAAACAGAACTTGTCATCTTCAAGGGTAACGATCGAACAGGTACCGCCGCCCCCGACAGAATTCGTTCCATAGCCGCCGAACACCTTTTCCAGACATACAACACAACTTTATCTGCGTTGACTACGAACCAGATTCAATCTGCTTTAGAAGGTGACGCCGCGGTGGTATCACGTGCGATGACTATAACTCCTTCGGGTGTAGTCGTCATAGGAGCTTTACCTCTCGATAACCAAGGTGATTTAGACGTAAGTAGTGCTACTCGATTCTATGTCGGTGGTGGTCTTGAGTTCGCCGATAATCAGGCGATTAAGTTCGGTGCTTTAGATATTTTTACGGCAACTGGTGTTCTTACTCAGAATATTGTAGAATCTCTCGGGACTGCCCCACTATTGTTCAGACAAAAGGTACAAGGTCAAAGTACCGAATATGCGCGATTTACAAACGAGGGTCTCGTGGGTTTCGGCACAAATTCTCCCGAATCAAATGTTCACATTTATTCCAACGCATCGGGAGACATAGATGTTCTCAAACTCCAAAATCCTGGTACAAACAATAAAGTTGGTCTCACCCTTAATACGAATGACAACTATGGTGGATACGTGAGAGGTTTCAGTGATTCCACCCATTCCGTACATGGTACGGTGATAGGTGGTGTGAACAATGGCACCGAAGGAGATGGTATTCACATCATACACACGTCGAATGTGGGTGTGGGAACCCTAAACCCCAGTGAGCATTTCACCGTGTATAACGGTACAGCTCGTTTAGAACACGCGACGAGTAATGCCATTCTCGAATTCAAGACGACCGGTGGAGTGTCCAATATCTACGGTGACCACACTGGTAATGTGTTTGTAGACCCAGTTAGGAGTTTCATCGTGAATAGTGACACTGAAATTGTTGGTGACCTTCAAATTGATGGTAAAATTGATTTAGGTAACCAAGTCGCTGTAGACCTCGGTGGCCAGGATGCTACGGCTGCTCTCGAAATTGGTGGAAGTTTCATTTCCAACTCGAATGAAGTTGCCTGTAAACGATAC